TATCTTTGACCGGCGCACGTTTCATGGCGTCATCAACCAAATTGCTGCCGATGAACTGATCGTCACCTTCTGACGGGAAGTTACCGTACACTTCGACACTGGCTTGATAGCTGTCTGGCCCGTACTCGTCGATGATGCGCTGGTACAGGTTTTTGTCTGTACCCTCGACATCGCGGGCGTCGATGACCCGCGTTGACCAGAACGCCCGCTTGCTGTGGAACGTTTCGTAGAAATAGCCTGTGTTGCGCCGCGGGTTGGAGAACGCCAGATGGAAGCGGTGCGGCGTATTCTCTGTGAAAAAGCCGTCACTCACCGACCAGATGCTGTCAGGTATACCGCTGGCTTCGTCGAATATCAGCATCACACCGTCGAAGTTGTGGACACCAGCGTAGGCGTCAGGGTTCTCTTCTGACCACAGCCGCCCTTCGACTGACCAGTAGCGCGTACCTTTCTTGAGGTCGCGCTCGACCAGTTCCGTTAGCCACTTGGCGGGCATGATGCGTGTGGCGGCTATCTCAAACCAGTGACTGTTAAGTGACATCGCCAGCCACTTGGTAATTTCTGCCCATGTTACCGACCGCAACTGCGCCTCGGAGTTTGCTGACACGATGGTGGTTGATCCGATGCGTGATGATAGCATCCAGATGGTTAGCCAACTGACCAGTGCGGACTTGCCAATACCGCGTCCTGACGCAATCGCTAGCCGCGCAGTGCTGAAGTCTACCTTACCGTTGTTCTCTTTGATGTGGTCACGCAAGTCAGCTAGTATCTGACGCTGCCATTTACGCGGTCCGGGGAAGTGTTCCAGCGGCGTGCCTGCTTGGCCCCACGGAAATGTGTACAGTACGAACGCTAGCGGGTCATCCTTCAGCGTCGGCGACCACAGCCGCGCCATCAACTCCATCTCGTCTTGGGCTGAGTATATCGGTGCTTGCATGGTATGTGTTGTCCTCTAGGCGGGGCAGTTCTGTGTACAGCCCTTCGATGACGCGCGTCTGTGCTTTTTCTAGCGCGCCTGTGATGCTTATCTGTTGGTCGATGTTTACGTCGATCTGCTGCTTGGCTACCCAGCCATGATTGTGCTTCAGTATGTCAAGTGCTGCCTTAGCATCACCATCGCGTGCCGCTTCGTACATAGTCTTGGCCGCAGTCAACTCGCCGTCGGCACGACCTTTGATCTCTGCCATCTCGACCAGCGGGTCAGACTCTGCCAGCACGCGGAACTGCCGCGGGGTCATGCCGGACGCCATAGCTAGGCTGTCGCCCTTCAGCCCGTAGCGCGCAGCTTCATAGATAGACTCCAGCCGCGACTCGGTGGCCTGCATCCGCTCTGGTGTAAATGGCAGTGAGTAGAAAGTCATTGGGCGTACTATAGTGTGTTGCAAACCGGATTGCAAAAAAAATAAAAATTGTCTGGCTTGCAACATTTAGAAATAAAAAAATTGTTTGCGATCCCTCCCGTGACAGTCACGCGGCCCACCGGCCCTACCCACCCCCTCCAAATATTTACTGTATTAATACACTAACACAGTGCTGCCAGCATTAGGTGTGTTGCTGTGTTAACACAGTGATAAGCGTTCTGCTTATGTTCCTGCTGGCGTAGGAATGGCCTTTCCCGTTCTGCGTCTGCGCGGATTGGAAAAAACACATCTCTAGCTAGCTAGGTGTGTTAGTGTGTTAATACACTAAGGGACGTCATATTGCCATGCGTTTCCAAGTCACCCAAGAATTGCTTTACGTTAACGTCAAACATGAGAACAAATGGCTAGGTGTGTTACTGTGTTAATACAGTAAGGGACGTCATGATTTCGAAAACGCCAAGTCCCCGACGAATGGAGTGCTGTGTTGCTACACGGGTATATAGATACCCTTTTTACAAATCCTGAATTCTAACAAATATAATGGCAATATGACAATTAGCATTCCAGAACCGCGCAATTCCGCCAATAATCCGGACGTCATTTGCCCCTAAACAATGACGTCCCTCATGACGTCCCATGACGTCCATTTTGTGTAAGTTATCCACAGATTTATTTACGCTCTAACCGGTTGTCATTTGGGACGTCATTTGGTTGTCATTCGGGACGTCATTTGCAGCAGTGGAACAGAAACAGAACAGAACCAGAACCTTTTCAGACTCGACCACTTTCCATACTGACCTACCCTCAAACTATTATTGCTCTGTACGGGCCTTAAAATCGGTTTTAGAGGGTAGTGCAGAAATGCAACACAATTTGCTGCAAATCAGGAAATCGACATTAGAGGGCAAAATATCGTTTGGTGTATGCCCTCAAACTATGCCATTAAGAGGGTAGTTAAACAGCAACTGGAGTGAGACACCATGATTACCTTGAAAACATACGCACACGATACTGGCTCAGTTAACTACTGGCGCTCATATGCCAAAGCGAACAATCGTCGTTGGGGCTATATGCAAGCCGCCAAGCATTATGCAGCTTGCAATGGTTCGGCTGTCATCCATCATGCAGATGATAGCGCCACAGTAATATGCCGCGAAACTGGCATGACATTTGTGCGCGTCAAAGCCCGCAAACATTCTGTTGTTCGTTGGGCCTAACATCAATTCAACTGGAGTGAGAACCATGACTACCACAGCACTACAATACGCCACATATCACGAAGCCCGCATCGCCCGTAAGATCGTCAAGGATGCCTTGGCGAACGGCTGGACTATCTCAGTTTATGACGGTGAGGAATGGCCGCTGAAGAGCAGCACCGACAGCCGCGCTATCTTAGAAGCCATGTGCAGCACCGACAGCGATATGCTGCGGCTGCGCGATGCCGCTGGCGAAGTCATCGGCAACATCTGGCTGGTGTGGGGCAATGATGAGGATCTCATCAGCGACCACAGCGACAGCGAGGCAATGGCTGACTTTATGGCTGGCCGCTATTAATCAATTCAACTGGAGTGAGAACCATGACTAAAGCAATCACATTGAACCTAGAATACGCCTTCAAAAACGAGGGCTACTACTACGGCGAAGGCTCTACCATGCTGGCCGAACGTGTGGCGTTGGCCGCTGTTAAGCGCAAAAGCCCAAAGGGCCGCGCCAAGGCCGCATACGATGCCATGTGCAAGTTTGCCGCTGACATTGGCTGCAAGCCGGAGATCGAATGCTTCATGCGGCCAGAGCGCGGCGGCTGGCGTGTGTCGTTTGAAGGCGGCCCCTATTCGTGGGCGATAGTTGCCAGCGATGCGCTTTGCCAAGTCGGCATCTTTGCAGAGCCGCACTACAATTTCGACCTTTGTTTCTACGCTGACTAACACCACCGGACGGCGGAGCAATCCGCCGCGAGGCTGGCGCTAGTGCCAATAATAGGAGTGAGACACTATGTATAACGGACACAAAAACTGGAACCATTGGAACGTATCGCTGTGGCTTAACAATGACGAACGCCTTTACCGCGAGATGATCCACTTTCTTGGCTATGCGTCAACCAAAGATCGCGCCGCGCGGATGATGATCGATAGCCTTAAATCGACCGGCGCAACATACACCCGCGATGGTGCGCCATTTAGTTACACAACCATTCGCGCTGCTATGCGCCATCATGAATATTGATCGCGCAGCATGATCCCGCACATAATCGCCATATGCGCTTTTCTGGCGGTGTTGGCTTTATCATTAACCGCTATTTGCATTACATTAAAAGGAAACTGAGCAATGATTAACAATATATTTCGCACCGTGCGTGAACTACTCGAAAACCGTGACTGCGTGCTAATGGGCAACGCTGTGAACACTGAAGGCAAGCTATATGACGATAGCGTAGAGAACCTTCACTCGCTGGATATGCTGGAGCCGTCCCTGCGCGGCCTTGTGAACGTATGCGTGGCAAGCGGCATGAAATGCGCCGAACTATATGAAGTTATCGAACTAATCGGTTTGGAATGCGCCGAACTATATGAAGTTATCGAACTAATCGGTTTGGAGGGTTGAACGATGACTAATCAAGATCGAACCTATCTAAGTATGCTCTCAGATCGGGAGCTTGTGAACGCCACTTTAGAACACACACACGAACTGTCTGTAGTGCTGGCCGAGCGCCTAAGCGTTCTGTTGGACGTTGAAGAGCAACTAGAGCAATTGCAGATACTATATGACCGGCTAGTGGCCGAGAATAACGCCCTGCGCGACGATGCAGCCGAATGATAGCGGTTCTAGCCGCCGCAGGATTGTTCCTGCTCACCCTTATTTTGGAGGATTAACCAATGACACCTGAATACATGACAATCGCCGTGCTGTTAGCAGCACAAGCCGCAACGCTGGCTATCCTATGGGACACGCACCGACAATACAGTTGGTTTCGCAAGGCATGGGTGCGCGACACAAAAGAATTGCTACTGTGGAAGCGCAACGCAGTAATGCGCGATCCTAAAACGGGTAAATACGTCAAGCGCGACCAAAGCTAATGGATCACGCAGTCAAAAAGCGCATCAAGCACCTGTGCGGCTATATCACCGACAGAACAGCCGTTATGCAGCACATAAACCGCGAATTTAACATCAACCTAACGTTGCGCGACCTAGACAGTGTGGCGAAGGCCAAAGAGCGACCGACACGCACCAACCTAGAAGCCATGATGCCCTCGCCGCTGATTGTGACGCACAAATGGAAGGGATACGACCCACTAGCCGTTGCGCTGTTCAAATATCATGCCGCACGGTCATTTGGTGACGAACAAATCTATTGGCTGGCAAGATTAAACGACAAGCGGGCAAAACCCGTCATAACATTGGAATTGTAAAATGATAAAGACACCACAGCAAGCCGCCCCATTAGGGCGCAAACATCGCGTATCGTCCGACAGCGCATGGCCGCTGCGCGACCTAAACGGCAAAACATGGGCAGAGCGCCGCAAAGAAAGGGAACAAGGCAAATGACCAGCAACACACCATTATTCATTATCATTGTCGGACTGTTGGGCCTGACAAGCTACCTGTTAGTGACTGCGCCAAAAATAACGGCGCAAGAGCGCGAAGAAATGGAAAAGGATTGGTGGTCATGAGCCGCCCAATGACATACCCAATGGGTACTATGGCAGTCGGCGATGTCGCTACCATGCCTGCTGAAACTAAGGGATCGGCAAAGCGCATTAGTCGGAACTGTTCACAATTTGGCATCCGTAACGGCAAAGCCTTTCGGTGTCGCACTGTGGGCGGCGTGACTTTCATAACTAGATGGATGTGACCATGACTGAGGAAGAAATAGACGCCTTCGAAGATTACGACCTACGCGCCGAAGCTACGCTGGCTTATCGCCTGATGGAGCATCTCGCCTTCAGGGGCTTGATAACCGACACCGAAGTCAGCAACCTGCGCTACCCGCCATGCGAACTGATCGTAGACGCCGAAGCAGCATGGGACGAATAACTAAAAAGCCCCCGGCGGAGTGAGACGCCGGGGGCTTAAAAGGGTCAGCAAAGCGACACCAAGAGGGTTAGTAGAGCATTACCAACTATGCCCGTATATCACTGCAACCAATTGGTTGTCAATTCTTGCCTAGCGTTGGCATGATAGAACTGTTCGGCAACACTTCCGCCATGCGGCGCAACTCTGATTTGTTATATTTTTGGATCACTTCAGGCGCGGCAAAGATATGCTTTTTATTCATATGTTCTTTTGAATTAAGGCGGCCCATGTCAACCCAGCCAGCTTCCTTAAACGCATGAAGCAGTGCAGCCGGTGGAACCTTTATGCCGACAGGCAATAGAGGCCCAAGCAAGTCGCAGATGCGATGGAACGGCCCACCGATGACACCATCAGCAAACAGACCCCCACGCTGGCGCATCAACTCGACCAGATAGCTTTCCGCTGCGCTCATACCATGCTCGACCATGTTCAGCTTCCATTCGGTCACTGGCGGTGGCGCAGAAGGGTTGAACGATGACACATCGCGCTGCCACAGCCAAGCGGCGCACTTTTCATAGCCGCCTGTCTCATACCAGCCCCACAGCGCGTCGGCTGCTGGCGTTGTCATGCGCGGCGCGTGCGTCCAGACGCAGAACCAACGGCGATCCTGCGTAGGTAAAGTGATAGGCAGCGAGTCGTTCGTGTAAGCAAGCACCAT